GTTGAGCCATTTCAAGAAGTACACGACTCTTATCGTTATCTACATCCCAGATACGTTCTAGACGGTCAGGAATAATTGCTTCTGTTGATTTAGGGGAACGGAAGTGAACACCCTTACCAAAAACGAAACGTGCTAAAAAATCATTGAATGCTCGGTAATAGTTAACCGCAATTTGCATTTCTCCAGCTTCGCGGCGATAACCCCAGTGGTGACCAAGATACATAGCCCAGTTAAGGGAGTATCGGTTTAGACGAGGACCGTGTACTTCAAATTCTTCGTCTGCTAATTCAACAAGCCCCAGCGGAGAAATGGAGATTGTAAGGTCAGAGGAAGCAGCTCTGTACGACGGGGGAGAGAAATCAAGAAATGACATTACTTATCTTTCTTCTTGTCTTTCTTAGATGGTTTTCTTTTTTCTGTAGCAGCTTCTTTTTTCTTTTTGTTAACAAAAGATTTTTTTGCCATTTCTTTACGACGAGAGTCTTCAGTCGTATCAATGAACTTTCCGCCTGATTGAATATAGCGCTCATGAACCCAGTGACTTGCTCCAGGATTAGGGTAGTTAGAATACTTAGCCTTTGCCTGTGCAACAATCATTGCATAAAGTTTTTCGTTCGCTGGTTTACTAGCCACTATAGCTCCTCTTGATAACCCGATAGCCCCCACACTAATGTGGGGGCATACGGATGTCTGTCTAAACTAGTCGTTTACGACTGTTGCAGATTGACGCTGAGAGCGTCCACCTGAGACTACCTTTGACTCAACGATTTGAGCTGAGTAGTCATTTGAAGTTCCATGTGCGAATTCACCAAGGAATGTTGGTGCTTCTACCCATGCAGCAGAACCTACGTGAGAGCGCTCAGCTAGTGTTTCTTCTGCTGACTTCTCAAATACGTTTGCGTTGTGATTTGGGCGACCTGCTGCAGGAATCATTCCCTGCATCATGCCCTTCTGAAATTCTGTTGGTACGTCTGTGTCCGTTGCAATACCTTCTTCAAAACGAAGTGGACCACGACGGGTTGGATTTGCTGCGCCAGTACGTTCGTACACATGTGGTGCACGCTCTGGGAACTGCGGTGCTGGGGATAATCCCATAGTAAGACTCCTTAAGGTTGTAGATGGAAGGCCATTCCAGGTAATAGTCTCCCGCTTTTTTAGGTGTCTGTGTTGTTTAACTGCCAAAAAAAGGATTACTAGAAGCAACAACTTCTGGCATTACTAAATCCTGCGTTAAAGAGCAAGCAATAGATAAAGAATCCACAAAGTCATCGTGGGAGTAGGCTTCATCAGGAGCAGCCACCATAAAGTTAGGTCCTTTAAACTGCACCTCTGCATCAGTCATTTGTTGGTAAAACCGCTTCCAAGTACGAAGTCTGCGAGTTTTAGCATGAGCAGGCCAAGAAATTAACTCTCTTTGAATTAAAGCTTGCAAATGTTTCCATCGTTTTGATTGCTCTGAAGGAGAGGAAGTAATAGACATAACCTCAGCTCTAGGTAGAAGAAGCTTTAACCGCTGTGCAACTGCGTCACCAACACCGTTAGCATCTACGCCCACCGCAAGAACGTCGTAGTTTTCTAAGAAGTTAACTATTTGGAAGTATTGTTCTTCCCAGTCGTCACCTTGGAGTTCCAGCCAATTTAAAACACGATGGTCAAAGTATCCAAACTCATCAGGTCGGTCCCAGTCAACCCACACTACTGTAACAACAGTGGAGTCTGTCTTACGTGCAGGGTCAACTCCAACCACGCACGGAGTCTTATGCCAAGACTTAACTAGCTCTTGAGACGTATCTCCAAGCTCATCCATCTTAGAGGAAGTGATAAACATTCCGCGTTCAAGAAGCCACTTACAGTTGTATGACATCTGGAATTCATCGGAGTCTTCACCAATACGAAGCATCTCTTTTTTAATTGAGCGCTCATAGTTTTTGTTGTACTTGATAACTTCTCGCCAGTCCCATTGGAAATGGTTCTGTCTATTACCTCGCGTAGTTTGTCGTCTACGGTTTAGTTGAATAGCTTTATAGAAGTTGTTCTTAGAAGTAGTTGGTGTTCCCGTTTTAACCATTGTTCCCGCGTAGTACGCAAGCATCGGAGCAATAGACTTAGATACAACAAAGTCGTCTGCTTCTTGACATTCATCAATGACAATCAAATGGAAAGACTTAGATTCAATTTTAGCTCTTGGGTTTGCAGTCATCATTGTGATGCTAGAGCCTGAGTTTGCAAGCTTAATCATTCTTGTTACGCCACCTACACGAGCAGCTTTGTCATCAATCTCTACATCATTAAGGATTTCTAATGCGCGTTCTGAGGTTAACCGAGTTACTGCACGACCAAATAAAGTTTCAGCCTGACCTTCAGTAGGAGCAAATAGCCCAACCCAAACACCATCTTTGAACTTACCTAAAAGGTCTGGGTATAACTTCGCAAGACGAGGAAGAAGAATCATCAAAGTAACTACTGTGTCAGCAACGGTTTCTGACTTACCGGACTGACGTGCGGCTAACGCTGTAATTTCTTCAGCATCGTTAATGATTACTGATTCCATAATCCGACGTGCAAGAGGTTTTTGATAAGGGTGCAGGTCGTGACCAACAAGCTCTTTCAAAAAGAGCATCATCTTGTCAATAAGCTTGTCTACAAATTGTTGAGACAGCTCATCTAGGACTTCTTCTTTTTCAAGAGCTGCTTGTTCAGGGTCTTCGTCCTGTAAATAGAACTCAGGATTAATTTCCTCAAACTTCTCGTCATCAAAATCAATAGGCATTTTTCCTCATTAATTGACTAGGCCCACATTGCTGTGGGCCGTCGCCAGACCAGGAGAGAGGTGAAGCAAGAAAATCATAGCACACCTTACGCACGTCGCTTTAATTCTTTAGCAATTGCGTGAAAAGCTTCTGCTCCTAATAAAACTTCATCAAGAACTGCATCATTCCTCTGATTCTTTTGCCATTCTGTAATAAGTTTGCCAATCGTGTACATGGACTGCTCCATCCATAAAATCAAATCTGGGGTTGAGACCTTCGCAACTCGTTTCTCTATCCGAGTCTGGGGCTGGTGTCCATCCTGCTTTTTCCGTAAAATCATCGTATGTAACTTCCCGTGTTTCTAGTGCCGAATTAAGTGCGTCTTCTTCAGTTTTAAACCCTGTCCACTTGCCGAAGGCTAGTGCTTTATGTCCAGGTAATCTTACTAAGTAAGGAGTAGAAGTTCTAAATGGCTCATCTATTTCTTGAGTCCAACCTCTTACGACAAACTTTTTTCCCCAAATAACTGGGAAATACATAAACTGTAAAAAATGTTTTGGTCCGATGTTGTGTACCTTTGGCATTTATTTCCTTTTTGGTGCTTTTCCACCTTTAGACGGATTTTTACCTCGTGCTTTTTGTCCTGCTGTTTTGAATGTAGTTTTAGCTTGGCCTTTGACTGTTCCCTTAGAGTAGATTTGAGCTCCACGACTAAAGCGGTAAAAGGCTTGCTGTGCTGGGCCAGAGATAGAGTCTGCCTCACCACGAGGCTTGAAGTCAAGCATCTGCGCAATAATAGCACCCTTGGAACGATTGGCTTTAAATGCTTTCCATTCGTTCTCGTCTACTTCATAGTAGTTGTATAGAGTTCCATCGCGGAACATAACTGTTAATTTTTCTTCATCTTCATCATAACCTGCAGCCACAGTACGAGGGCGCTGATAGTTAGTTGTAGAGGTTGGAACAACCGTCAAATCCGCAGGGGAAGTGTCTTCTTCTAACTGTGGTCCCTTATAGCCTGGGACTCTTAGGTTTGAAGGTATGTCTAAATCTGTGTTTAAATCAATTACTTCGTAAAAAGCACGAGCCCTGCTTTTCTTTTGGTCTTGGTCAAAAGAAGTGTAACTACCTGTTGAACCATCTTTTTTCATGGTTGCAGCAAGATTGTCATACGATACTGGGTTGTAATGGTCCATTGACTCTGTGTCATCGTACATGATGTCAGTAATCTTGTTGAACTCGCCCTTTGAGGCAGCTGTTACCGCTCCTCTAAACTGCCCACCAAAAATTTCTTTACCAAAGGTGTTAAGCAATTCGTTGGCAGACGGAGCAGCCCGACGCGGATTACGCCGAGCTCCTCCACCTGTTGTTCTTGCCATTTTTAGATTAGGACGCTGCTGCCCAAGGAGTGATTGTCACTGCTGCTGCTGGTGCAATTTCGTTTGCGCCTGCTGCGATTGATTGAGTCTTGATTGTTCCAGCAACACCGATTACTGAACCAGTTCCTGTAGACAATGCTGTGGTTGCATTTGAGACAAAGTAAACCTTGTCAGTGCTTTCAGTATTATTTACAGTCCAAGTACCGTCTACAGTTCCTGTAGAAGCAATTGTAATCTTTGTACCTGCTGGGTATGCTGCAGCAAAGCCTGTTCCTGTAATGCGAGCTACGTTTGAGCCAGCAGTGCGGTCAATGTCTGTGATGCTTCCTGCTACGTTAGTTGCTGCTGTTGCAGTTGTCACTGTCAATGAAGCATCCTTCATAGCGTCAACAGCAAGTGCTGTTGTAAGGCCAAGTACTGAAGGTACAAGTACGTAGTTAGTTGGTCCTGCTACATCTTCGCCTGTTGTATTTGGCAAATACTGTGGGTAACCATTCCAACCTGAAAGAGCGTTGATGTGGTTATCTAGTGCTGGGTCTAAGCGACCTGCTGCTGTGTCAGGGCGTTGGTCGTTTGGTTGCATAGGGAAGTTTCCCCATA